GCCGTAGGTCTGCGATCCGCCCGGCCCGGAGATGTTCGGTCGGTTGTATCGGATCTGATCCTGAATGGCCCGGTTGTAGTCGAACTGCGGCGCCTTGGGTTGCTTCCCTCTGCCCTTGAACGCCAAGCCTAGCGAGCTTCCCATGACCTGCATTCCTCTCTGAGCATGCCTAAAACGATGACGTTGTGCCCCTGCTCGAACCGACGCAACAGGCCCTCGACCTTGAATCCAAGCCGGACGTTGATCCGCAGCGCGTTCACCCTGTCCTCGCGGACCAGCGCGGTGACGCGCGGCAGCTCGCACTGGTCCCACACGTAGGACCACACGCACGCGATGACCTCGCGCGTCAGCCACCCGCGCTCGCCGGCCATCGCAAGCACCGCGTTGTCGTCCGTGAAGTCGTAGACCGCGACAGCGCCAAGCGCGTTGCCGATGAACACCGAATCAGCCGGGACGCGCAGCCCCGCGGCCTCAAACCGCGCTCGGTGGCGCTGGTCGTCTTGCAGCAGCGGCACGTTGCACCTGTTCGGCGGCGAACTTCGCCGGCGCCATGGCCGTCTCGGTCCGAATCTGCTCCTCGCGCGCCTGCGCCTCGCCCGCCTTGGCGAACGCCAGCGCGTCGGCTGCGCTGCGGTCCTCCGGCGGTGCTTCCGGCGCCGGCGCCTCCGGCGTCATGGCGTTGCGCGCCTCGACCTGATTCTTGAAGGCCTGCGCCTCCTTCAGCTTCGCATCGGCCGCCAGCACCGCCTGCTCGCCCTGCTTGAACGGCGCAAGCTGCTGCTGGAGCTGCTGCATCTGCTGCTGCGCCTGCTGCAGCTGCTGCTGGAGCGTCGCCAGCTGGTTCTGCGTGCCAGGCATCGCCTGAATCGCGTCGATCGCCGGCTTGGCGCGCTTGTATGGCGACAGGAAGAACAACAGCAGCTCCTTGACGCTGTCGGCCGGGATCACGCCCTGGGCCACCATCGGCTGGGTCGCCTGAAGGTACTGCGTGAGCGCCTGCGCGATCTCCGTCACCGATTGCTTCACTGCGTCGTCGTCCTGCGCCATCGTGGCGTCGGTCTCGACGTCGATCAGCATCGTTCGGCCCACGTCGGAGCGCATCACCTGACGCATCTCGGGCGTGACCTCGATCCCGGTCCAGCTGTACACCTGCTGGTCCGTGATGTGCTCGCACACGATTTCGGCCGCGATCCGGTACACGCCGCGCCACCAGTAGGCGAGCTGCCGCGCGCGGGGGCCGTTGCGGATGTTGGCGAACTGCGCCTTGATCTGCTGCGCGCCCTTCGTCTCGTTCGGGTCGGTCGTTCCGCGCGTGATGTCGGAGATGCCGATCGTCTCGTAGATCTGCTGCTTGTCCTGTTCCAGCAACTGCAGCAGCGTCTGAACCGTCTGGACGGCCGCCGTGTTGTCCTGCTTGGCGATCACCGCTCCGAACCCAAGCGCCGCGCCGCCCGCCTGATTCAGCCGCGTCGCGAGGTCCTGAACCGCAATCAGCGTGCCGTCCTTCGCGCCGGTGAGCTCGCCAAGCTCTCCAAGCTGCGCGTCGTAGAACCCCACGTCCTTGATCTGGCGTGACAGCTCCATGATGCGCCGGACGCGCACCTGCACCGCGCGATCGAGTTCGGCGATGTAGTCGTAATTCGACTTCGGGCACAGGTCGTCGTCTGCGATGTTCTCCATCAGCGGGGGCGGCATCGGCCAGAACCCAGCGAGCTTCAACGGGTCTTCGTAGGCGTCGATCTCGCCGCCGCAGCATGGCGCGACGATCCGCACCGCGCGCGCACGCTTGTCCCAGATCTCGAACACTTCGAACGTCCGGTCGCCGTCGACCGACTTGCTGCCGTCCTTTGGGTCGGCCTTGTATTCCTCGCGGAGCTGGCGCGCCGTCATCGCATGTTCGAACGCGATCCACTCCACGTCCTCCCAGCGTTCCCGCTTGTCCCACAGGAACCGGGCCCACGGGTGGAACCGCAGCCGGATCGACTGCCGCGCCACGGTCTCGACCACCGGCGCTTCTTCGGTTTCCTCGCCGTCCTCCGGCTCGCCATCGTCCTCGTTGCCGCTCTTGAGCGGCTCGCGCGTGATGTCGGAGTGCAGCTCAAGCCGCGCGACGCCAAGGCCGGAAACCAGCCAATCCAGCACGGCGCGATCCGCGTTCGACTGATACTCCTCGGTGTCCAGCAGGAAATCGATGCTGCGCTCCAGCACCTTCGTGATCGCCTGCACCATCGGATCGGGCGGCTGTCCCTCGAGCGTGGCCGGGAAGCGCTCCCGGATGTCGGGCTTGGGAACCTGCGCCGCGAGCTGGCCCTTCATGACGGTCACGGTCGACCACCAGATCGGGAAGTCGGGCTTCGGCGTGCCGTCCGTCTCCTCGCGCTTGTACACCTTGTACGAGCGCTCGCCGGCCTTCGTGAATGCAGCACGCGCCTTGTCCTTGCGGGCGGATTCGATGCGCTTGAGCCAGGCGGCCCCGCGCTTCTCCTCCTTCTTGGCGGCCTTCTTCACCAGGTCTTTTCCTTCATGGGCGATTGCAGATCGCGGATCAACATCGGCTTCTTCCAGTCCACCGGCTCGGGCCGCTTGGGCTCTACCGGCTTCAACAGCATGTCGCACCACTCGCCGAACAGGCTGCAGGCGTCGACCTTGTCGTCGTGCTTGCCCGCCGGGAACCGCAGCAGCTGGTCAATCACCGCCTGCGCCCATGGCGTCTCCGGGAACGTCACCCGGCCCATCTGGCACATGGCCTGGAAGCTCGCGGAGCGCGCCTCCTTGCTCGACGACGATGGCAGCCACTCGCAGGCCACGAACACGCCGCGATCGCGCATGCGCTGCGTCAGGAACGGCTCGATGGCGCGGCGGATCGGGCCGCCCTCACCAATGAACCGCACCGGCCGGTAACGCGCGACCAGGTCGAGCAGGCGCTCGATCCACTCGGCTGCCGTGCCCTGCCCGCTCCACCAATCGACCGGGTAGCTGTGCCCTGTGGCGTCCTGCGCCCACACGGCGAGCTCAGTGAAGTCGCCGCCGTCCTGCGTGACCGCGAAGTCGCCGGTCATGTAGTGCGTCAGCGTCTTGGGCAGCCGGTCGTAGCGCTGCGCGAACCATTCGGCGCGGAAGAACGTGCCCTCCGCCGGGCTCGGCCGCTGCTGGTACAGGCTCGACCAGGTGCGCGGGTTGCGCTTGAATTCCTGCCAGTGCGTCTCGGGGAACCACTCGGTCCACAGGTATTCACCGGGCTTTCGGCCCAGCGGGTCGTCGTAGCGCTCGCACTCGGCGGCCAGGGAGATGACCTCCCACACCTTGCCGTCGCGGCACAGGATCGGCCCGGACTGTCCTTCGTACCCATCCGGCAGAATCGAGCCCGCCAGGTCGTCCTCGTGCCAGCGCGTCTGGATCAGGAAGACCCATCCGTTCGGCAACAGGCGCGTCTTGATGTCGTCGTCGTAGGCCTCTTTGACCTTGCGGCGAACCAACTCGGACTCGGCCTCCTCGCGGCCTGCAATCGGGTCGTCGACGATCACGCCGTTCGCGCGGTTGCCGGTCACGCCGGCGAGCACGCCCGCCGACATGTACTCCGACCCGTTTGCCAGCGCCCACTCGTGCGCCGCCGAGGTCTCGGCACTGATCCCGGTCTGGAACAGGCCCGCGTACTTGCGCGACCGAACGATGTTGCGCGCGCGCCGGCCGTGCTTCTTGGCCAGCTCACTCTTGTGGCTGGTCAGGATGATCTTGTAGCCCGGCCAGCGCCCCATGGCCCAGATGGGCGCCACGATGCTGGCGTACGTCGACTTCGCGCTGCCCGGCGGCATGAAGACCATGCAGCGCCCGCCAGGCGTCTCCATTGTCTGCTGGAGCTTCTGCAGCAGCAGCAGGTGATGCGCCGCGATGCCTGACTCGACGGGCTGGAACAGCCAGCCGGCGTCGCTGTCGTCGTCACCCTCGGCAACGGGCTTGCCGGGGATGTCGATCGACTTCGCGAAGTCAGTGAGGCTGGCCCGAGCCCGTTGGCGGCGCAGCAACTCCGCCGCCGCGGATGATTTCGAGCAGCTCTGCATCGGTCATGCCTTCCACGTCGCGGTGCTCGGCAACTTCGACATATTGCGTCGGGCGACCCCAGCCGCGGTCGAGGATGGCCTCGGCCGCGCGGACTTGAGCCAGCGCCGGCGCCTTCTGGTTGTCGCGCACGCGCTTGAGCGTGCGCAGGCAGTCCAACGTTTCGAGCTTGCACAGCGCCTTGAGGTTGTACGGCCCGGCATCGCCGGACCGACTTCCGCGACCGGCCATCAGGTCACGTTTCGCAGCTCGATGTACAGATCCGCGAAGCACGCCGTGCCGGCAGCCGTGCCCACGCGCGGGAACAGGCGATCGACGCTGAAGATCTGCGCCGGCGTGGCCACGATGCGGGTGAGGTACACGGTGTTGCCGGTCGCGCCGGTCAGCGCGGCGTTAGCCACGATGGCCGTGCCGCCGCCGGCTGCGGCCGTGAACAGGCCGAAGGTCGCCGTCGCGCCGTTGGCGGTCGCGTTCAGCGGATCGGTCGCGTCCTGCCGCGTGCGGAAGTTCGCGAGCGCGACGGTGGCGACGACGAAGCCCGGAGTGGCCGACGGCAGCAAAATCGCGCCGGAGACGTTGCCCAGGTCGGTGTTGGTCTGGTTGAGGTTCAGGCCCTTGAAGACGTAGGCCGGGATGGTGTCCTGCAGCGGCATGGCAGATTCTCCTTAGGAGCGGAAGGGAGCGTCGAAAGCCACGACGCCGGTGTTGGTGGTCAGAAGGGGGCGCGCGGCGCGGTAGAGGCCGGGAAACTCCAGCGGAATCGCGGTCACGGTCACGCTGAACTGCACGGTCCCGGCGCGGTCCAGCATCGCAAGCCACGTCGCGCCGTTGTCGGGTGAGTACTGGATCGGCAGCACTTCGGCGCCCGTCATCAGCGCACCGCTCAGAGCAAGCATGCATGCCGACTTGCCTACCTCGATCGCGGTGCTGTTGGCCGCAGCGGTGCCAGGCGCAAGAATGACTGTGGCGCTCATCGGCTCAGACCACGACCCACAGCGTGGCCGTGCGGCGCTTGGCGTGTGCGCCAGCGCCGGCCGCAACCGCGATGCCGGTGTTCACGGCCAGCTGGTTGATGAACTCGCCAGTGCCGGGGTACAAGGTGATCGCGTTCGCGCCACCGTTGGCGATGGTGACCTGGTCGCCGATCTGCGAGCCTTCCGCCGAAGTCGGCAGCCGGACGCCGGTCGAGGCCGCGGCAGTGCCGATGACGACATCGCCCGTAGTTACGGCGATCGCCAGGGCGGTGCCCTGCGTCGATCCGGCGGCGGTGGCGTTCAGCTGCGCGCCAGCGGCGACGCTCAGGGCTCGGAAGGCTTCCGGCGCAATGCCGGTGCCGACTGCATCACGAGCAAGGGACATGGTCTTTCTCCTTAGGGGTCAAGGCCGAGCATTCGGCGCATCATGGACATCGGGCTGTTGGGGTCGCCGCCGCGCTTGCGCAGCGCTTCGGCCATCTTGCGGCGGCGCTCGGCCTCGGCGGCCTCGCTGTCTTCCATGGCGCGACGACGCGCGGTCTCGGGATCGGTCCCGGACTGCATATCGATCGCCTCGTCCATTCGTCTACGACGGTAATCGCTCACGGAATCACTCCTGCGGGGTGATGGCGCCGCCCTGGGCAGCGCGGTCAATGCATGCAGCGCACGAGGCACGCCGGACCTCGCAGGTGTCGAGGTCGGCATCAGCCTTCACCAGCGCGACCTCGAGCGCCTGCAAGTACGCCTCGGTGTCGACTGCATCCTTGTCGACCAGCGGCACGTCCAGCGGCGCGACGTCGCCGCACTCGACCTTGCAGCCGGGCGCGCAGCGCGGGTCAATCGGATCGGGAACGAGAAAGGGCCGAATTGACGGTCCGCAACCGGACAGCAGGCTGGCGAGTGCAATCGAACACAGGGCGGCGCGTGAGCGCATCGGCGTACTGCCTCCGTAGCGTGGCCAGCGCCGTATCGGTGCTGGTGGCGATGTCGGCGAGGGTTTCTTGGGCTGTGGCCGACTCCGCCGCGGCGTCGGCGTCGATCTCGTCCTGCGCCTGCTCCTGCGCGTCCTTGTGCGCCTCGATAGCCTTGAGCACCGCCTCGGCGGTGTCTGCGCGGCACTCGGCATCTGCTGCGGCGAGCTTCCCGTACAAGCACAGGCTCAGCCACGCGGACAGCGCGAGCGCCAGCGCGAGGCCGGCGCACACCTTCGCCAGCAGCGGCAGCGCGGCGGCCTTGGTCAGGATGTCCTTGAGCATGGCGTCACTTCCCCTTCGCGGCGGCCCAGGCGGTGCCCGAGGCCTCGATCAGCTTGACGCTGGTGAATCCGCCGAACGCGAGCTGCCACACCAGCAGCCAAGCGGCCGGGTCGATCTTTCCGGCCAGTAGCAAGCCGGTGGCCAGTACGATGGATCCCCAGCACAGCGTCCACAGACGATCCAGCCACTCGGCGAGCAGTTGGTCGGCGATCTTGGTCACGGCGCCATGGAACCGAGCAGGCGTCCGAAGAGGTCCTTGACGCCGTACACCGCAGCGCCCAGCACCAGCACGGCGCCGAACGCGGCGGCCTTGCCGACCTTGTAGCGGTCTTCGACCTCGCCGAGGCGGGTCGACAGGGTGTTCATGGATTGCTGCGCCTTCTCGAGCTGCTCGCTCAGGTGCTGCACCTGGGCGATGAGCTTGCCAAACTGGACGGGGTCGATGGAGTCGTTCATGCGGCGCGGCTCCGCTTCACCCACAGGTAGACCGCGCAGGCCAGCGCCAGGGCGACGAACACGTAGAGCGCGGCGTCGCTTTCGGTGGCGCGTGCGCCCACCACCGACAGCACGCCGCCAACGCTCAAGCCAGCGGCCGACTGCGCTGCAGACTGGTTCACGGGCGGCGGCTCGGCGATCACGCCGCGCTGTGCGTCCTCGTCCGTCTCGACCGCAGTGTCTGAGGCCCAGATAACGGCCTCATCCGATCGGCGGCGCACCAGCCCTGGCAGGATGGCCTTTTGGCCACCCACCGTGCCGTACACCCACCGGCGCAGCTGGCCGGGGACGGCCGCATAGTTCCGCGCGTTCAGCTCACGCAGCAGCGTCGATCGCTCGAACGCGCTGGCGCCGATGTTGAACACGAACGACACCAGCGCGTCGACCTGCCCTTGCGACAGCGGGACCTTGACCAGGCGCGTGACCGCAGCCTCAGCGTCGCGCACGTCGAGCGTCAGCAACTGGTCGGCCTGCTGGCGCGTGATCCCGTTGCCCTTGCGCGCCGCAGCGCCCGTATGGCCGTAGCCGATGGTCCAGACGCCGACAGGGTCGACGTAGGCGTCCAGGCTCAGGCCCTCGTGGCGCTTGATGAGGTCGCGACCGGATTTCGAAAGACGCATCGGCTCAATCCTCGCGCCGATCCGCCGCGGTGCCGTCGTCGTGCGTGCGCCGCACGCCGCGCCAGTACCACTGGTTCTCCCAGAGCGAGGTCACCAGCCCAAGCACAAAGCCGAACAGGGTGCCGATGAGGAAACAGATGGTGGTCATGTCACACGCCCACGTAGCGCGCGAAGTAGCGCTCGGTTTCCTCGCGCAGGTTCGGCAGGTCGGTGTGCACCTGCCGGCCGTTGAGCAGCGCCGTCCACGGGCCGCGGGTGAC